TATATGTTACTTTAATAACACATTATCGTACGAATAAGTGTATTAATGTTACACAATTTGTGATGTTCACGAATTCGTGAAAGGTTTAAAAATGTGAACACTTGCGTAGTATGACTACCAACAATTAACAAATTTTGTTACAAGTATATATAAATCAGTAACATATCTGCCCTAATTCTATTACAACATTTTACATATTATAACCTAACTATTTAACATATTGTGTAAAATATGCATGAATAATTCGGAAAAATTCATGCAAATGTTCCCAATTTGGTTACATAAGTTCGCTAATAGTAAAGTTATCAATCACAAAAGTTGCTTTATTAGACAACTTTGAGCCGTATTTGAGCGACAATCGGCTCATTTATGAGCTATAAAAAACCCCATGTCATTCTAAAACATGGGGCAGAAAACTACAAATCTACAAACTATGATAACCACCGTAAAAATACAAATTATTTTTCAATAAATTTCTTTTTTACCAAGTTTAGCTTTGCCCTGTATTCTAAGATTAAGCCTTTTAGCTCATCTTTTGTAGGTTTTGCTGTTTGCCTAGCCGTTTCTCTAAGATATTCAACTAAAGCTCCATTTTCTTCGTGTAATTTATATTCAAATTCTTCTATATTACCAGTTTTAAAATAATTACATTCCATGCATTGTGGTCTGCAATTTTGTTCTAGCCATCTAGTGCTTAAATTAGATCTACCCATAAAGTGCCCACATTGTATTTCTGCAATTGTATGTTTTTTACCGCAAGTATAACATTCAACTATGCCTGTTTTATCTGCATATCTATTTCTAATGTATTGGCTAAATACATGGTCAAGGTCTTGGACAAGATTTTGGAAACTCTCTGTGTCATCTTCAAATTCTTCCATTCTTTTTTGCGTAGAATGTAATGTAGCACATTGTTTACACATCTTCTTTGAAAACCAATAATCAATATTACCACAATTAACACAACGCTTTTTCTTGGTTATTATTGTACTATTATATGCCATTATTTATTAATTAATTTGTAATATAATATTTTAAGTAATTCCCAAATAGCTATTGAAAGTATTATTGTCATAGGTTATTTGTTTTAGCAAAGATAATTAATTTAATTAAACCACAAAATAAATTTTAAAAAATAATTGGGGAAAAATATTTTTTTATATAAATAAAACTTCTTTACTTTGTCCTTCAACCAAAATATTTATGAAAAAACAAAATGTAAAAGACCTTATCTTGCTACATTTAGAGCAAGAAGAAAGGCCACTAGCTTGGCTTGCAAGGAAATCAGGAGTACCATATGGCACTTTGTACGGAATCTTAATTCATAGGATTATGAAATTTTCAGATGATAATCTAGAAAAGGTAAACAAAGCAATGGGAACTGATTTTACTAACGATTAATTATAAAAAAATGGCTAAGAGATTTACTGATACTGAAAAGTGGAAAAAACCATTTATAAGGGGCTTACAAGGGGCTTATAAGCTCCTTTGGCTATATATTTGTGATGATTGCGACCATGCAGGTATATGGCAAGTTGATATTGACGTAGCGCAGATAAGAATAGGAGAAAAAATTGATATAAAAGAAGCTATTAAAACTTTTGATGAAAAGATTATAATTTTTGACAAAGGGAATAAATGGTTTATACCATCATTTGTAGAATTTCAATACCCATCTGGACTTAATCCAGAAAATAGATCTCACAATTCTGTAATTATATTGCTTGATAAGTATAATTTAAGAAATAAGCCCCTTATAAGCCCCTTGGAAGGGCGTATGGATATGGATAAGGATATGGTTATGGTTATGGATAAGGATAAATTAGAACTAAAGAGTAAAAAAAATGAAATTCCAACAGTAGAAGAATTTTTATGTTTTTGTAAAGAATTTATTGAAAAAGATATGAATTCCGTTTTTGATGAATACCAATTTTCTTTAAAAGCTAAATATGAAACTTGGACAGAATTAGGTTGGAAAGATGGTTATGGGAAACCTATTAAAGCTTGGAAATCAAAAATAAAAAATACATTTCCACATCTTAAAAAAACTTATAAATCAAATTCAGAGCCACCAAAAAGCGGTTCATTACATCAAAATCAAGATTTTATAAATTACTCAAAAAGGATTGAACAACTAAACAAATAAAAGATGATAGCTACTATTTTTAAAAACATTTTTAGCAAGGAACCGCATTTTATAACTATTGACAAAGCACTTGAAAGGATTAAGTTAGGTGCAAGTAAGGGGTTGGTTTTGGATATTAGATTGGCTTTGGATAAGGAAAAAGCTAGTAAGCTTAAACTAAATTTACCATCAATTTGCTTTAGTGGTAAATTTGGATTAGATCGAAAGGATGAGCAATTGGTTGCACATAGTGGATTTATAGTTTTAGATTTTGATGATATTTCTGATTTGAGGGATAAGCAGACTGAAATAATTCAAAAGGATTTTGTCTATGCTTGTTGGGTTAGCCCATCGGGTAATGGATTAAAAGCTTTGGTTAAAATAGCAGATGGTAAAAAGCACAGAGAGCATTTTCAATCGCTTCAAGAGGTATTTCCAGAAATTGACCGTAGTGGAATCAATGTAAGTAGGGTTTGTTACGAAAGTTTTGATCCAGATATTTACATTAACGAAAAAGCTGTGGTTTTTACAAAGGCTAAGAAAATTGAAAAGGTTGTAGTCAACGAAATTGAAACAATTGACGATTCCGAGAACTTTCGTAGAATACTCAAGTGGCTTACGAATAAAAACGATGCTTTTGTGACTGGAGAGCGAAATACTTACATTTTTAAGTTGGCATCTGCGTGTTGTAGGTTTGGAATCAACGAGGAGGCCGCTTTAAGCCTCATAGCGACCGAATATTTAGTGAGTAATGACTTTACTATGTCGGAGATGAGAGGGGCTGTAAAGAGCGGATATAGGGCAAATAGGGCTATTGCTGGTTCAGCTATACTTCAAAAGGAAAAGTTAGTAAACAAAACCACCAATTATGAAATTGATGTTAAAAAGGAATTTGTAGATGAAAAAGGGGATAATTACAGGGTTGAAGATGTGGTATATGGGATTGATGTAAAGGACAAAGCTTTGCTTATCAATCAAAATGGTTTTGATAAAGTTATGGGAGTTGGTGTAAAAGAGCTTGATTATCTTTTTAAACCAAAAAGAGGTGAGATTACATTACTTACTGGTATTGGTAATTATGGAAAAACAGCTTGGCAAAAATCTCAATTGCTTAGTCGAATCATCATGTATGGCGAAAAAATTGCTACATTTTCTCCGGAAGATACGCCTGCTGAAGAATATTTCCATGATTTTGTTGAGATGCTTTTAGGTTGTGAGTGTACTCCTTTTAATCCAAATAGACCAGCGAATGATATTTACGAGGCAGCATATGATTTTATTTCTAAGCATATTTTTTACATTAGCGCAGAAATGCTTTCGCCTACTCCACAGTACATCAAGGAAAAGTTCTTGGAGTTAATTGTGCAAGAGAAGGTTGATTTTTGTTGTATTGATCCGTTTAACCAAATGACCAATGATTATAAAGGTTTTGGTGGCAGAACTGATAAGTATTTGGAAACATTATTAGCTGATTTTTCAAGATTTGCAAAGAAAAATGATGTGTATTTTTGGGTTATTGCGCATCCAAAATTAATGGAAAGAGATAGGACTAATAACTACAAGTGTCCTGATGTATTTGATGTTAATGATGGTGCTATGTGGAATAATAAAATGGATAACATTACCGTTTACCATAGACCATTTGCGCAGACAGACCCAAGTAGCCCTGTAGCAGAGTTTCATTCAAAGAAAATTAAAAAGAAAAGTGTTGGTAGAAAAGGATTTATAATGGTTGAGTATATTTGGGATAGAAGAAGATTTTTTATTGAAGGAAGGGATTTTATACAAGAGATGTTGAATAAAAAAAATCTTGAATTTTGGAAAAGAAAAGAAGCTAATCAATCATGGCTTCCATACAAAGATGAAGAAGGCGGAGAAGTAATATTTTAATAATTAAAAAACAAAAAAATGATCAGAATTTCAGTAATCGGAAGATTAGGACAAGATGCGGTAGTTAACACAGTGAATGGTAAAACAGTGATTAATTTCTCAATGGCTTACAGTGAAAAGTTTAAAAACCAACAAGGTGAAGATGTAGATAAAACTACATGGGTTTCATGTGCTTATTGGACAGACAAAACAAATGTATCAAACTATCTTAAAAAGGGTACTTTGATTTATATGGAAGGTAAGCCAGAAGCTAAAACATATTTAAATGATAAAACTAAAGAAACTGTAGCTCAATTACACGCTAGAGTAACATCTTTACAATTATTATCAAGTAATAAACCAGAAGAAAATCAATTTTAATGTACATACACGAATTAATAAATACTATTAAAGTAGAAACCCCTTTAGGATATGGAAAAGCAATTGCATGGCTCGATTACGGAAGTGACATCAACACTGTTTGGAAAGTCATATTATACCACAACGGCATGGTGCGGAACTTCTACGATGACGACATATTGGTCTATCCCAACAAAATGGATGGAGGAGAAATTGATAAAAATTATTTTCAAACCAAAAAATAAATAATATGCAAAACGTATTAGATTTTGTCGGAAGTGATTACATTGAAGAAAGAGATTATAAAAGGTTAAGTGGTCAACACCATAAAATTTTTAATTTAATGCAAGATGGTAAGTATAGAACATTGCCTGAAATAGCTGATTTAATTAGTGAACCACCGGCTTCTATTTCTGCTCAATTAAGGCATTTTAGAAAAAAATCTTTTGGTTCGCATACCGTTAATAAAAAATATGAAGGAAATGGTTTATTTTCATACCAATTAATCATAAATAAAAATAACAATGGCGAAACTAACTAATTCCACAAAAGTTACATTTGGTAAACAAAAGACAGGAAGAGCTAAAAAATCTTATAACAAACATTCACCACGTCCAAAACAATACAGAGGACAAGGCAGATAAAAAATACTTATGAATAACAAAGCCGCAAAAAAATTAAGAAGGTTATCAGTAGCTTTAGCAGCTGGGGCAGGTAAAACCTTAGATGATGCTGAAAGGATTTATAGAAATCTAAAGGTAGTATATAAAGAAAGTAAAAAAGCCCCTAAAAAATAGGGGCTCAATTTACTAAGCGTTTGCTGCTGTTGTAAGCTGTGCAATCGTAGAAGTAACTACTAAAGTAGTACTTCTTTGGTTTAAACCAGTTGCAGGAAGAGTAATAGTTGCATGACCTGCTGTACCATTAATAGTTCCAGAATAAGGTACTGCTGTAAAACCTTGTGCTGGGATAAGTGTAAGAACACCTCCTTCAGCTGTATTGTATTGGTTTCTTTGCAATACAGTAACATTGATTACTTGTGCCATTTTGTTTTTGTTTTAATTGTTATATAATATATGTTTGGCTTAACAAATATAATAAATTTTGACCGTTATTAAAAATCGTTAACTTTGAATTAAATTAATTAAACTATGAAATTAATAGCTCCAAAAGGTAGAGTAATTATTAAAGTGGATTTAGAAAGTAAGAACTTTCACACTTTTGCAGATGGAACTAAACTTAAATTAGAAAGGCAATATGATAACTTCAATATGCGTTATGTTAAGCCTGTAAATGCAATTGTTGTTGATGGAATTGGTGTAACTGAAGGTGCAGATATTTTAATACACCATAATGCTACACATGATACATATAGAATTTTTAACTATCAACCACCAACAAAAGAAGCATCATCTGATATTAAATATTATTCAATACCAGAGCAAGAATGTTTTTTATGGAGAGAAAGGGGAGGCTCCACATGGAACACTTTGCATAATTATGTTACAGCATTAAGGGTATTTAAGCCATATAAAGGTTTTATGCAAGGAATTGAACCAGAGCAAATTAAGAACAAATTATATATAACAAGTGGTGAATTAAAGGGAAATGTTTGCGATACTGTTAAATCTGCTGATTATCAAATTATATATCAAGGAGATGATGGCAAAGAAGAAAGCATTATAAGATTAAGGCATTATGAAAATGAAGATAATACAAGAGAGGAAATAATTGCGATTGACCATAATTTAACTAAATTAGTAGAAAAAGGGGAATGTCTAGTCGGTGTAACAAAAAGTGATGCCAAAAAATTAAATGCATAATATGTCAGAATTAGAAGATAAAATAAAGGATTTAGAAAAACAAATTGCGTATTTACAAGGTAGAAATGCTTATTATGAGCAAGATGGTATTGGTAAATTATACCATGCTTTAAATAGAAAAGCCAATGAAATGGCTGAATTGTTGAATAAAACTAGTCTTACAGCAATTGATATTGATGATCCAAAAATTAAGACATTTGAGAGATTACAAAAAATTTGGGTAGATGCAGGCACTATTTCAGCATCAATAAAGGCATTGGAAGTTTTAGCAGGTATTAATCAAGAAGTAGTTGCTGAAAAAAAAGACGTGGTTCAAATTAATAAAAAGCCATTTTCTCCAGAAAACATGGCTGATGCAGTTGGAGAATTAGCTGGTAAAAGAAATTAATTATGTACGATAAAATTGAAGGTGGAAGTATAGTAAATATACAAGGGTTGTTATGTAACTTACCACCAGAAGGTTATGTTTTTAACATAATTACTAAACAATTAGAATTTAGGGATGTTTATAAAAGGTCTGATAACATATCAGAACAATATTGGAAAAGAATTCCACTTCCTTCTTGGTATATGGACACTATGAAGAAATGGGATGATTTTGATAAGAAAAAGAAAGATGATGAGGTTGATTTTTATGATGAAAGACTTGAAGAATTTAAAAGACAAGAATGGGATAGAAGATTAAATGGTTTTTGGTACATGAATAATGGTAAGCCTACATTTTTGACTGGATTGCATTATTTATATCTACAATGGTGGTCAATTGATATTGGTTATCCAAAATTTAGAAATCCAGACCTTGAGAAATTTTATTTTATGGATTATTGTATTCAAGACCCATTGTGTATGGGAATGCTTGAAGTAACTAAAAGACGTTTTGGTAAGTCATTTGTAGCTGGTTTATTTGTAACTGAATATACTACAAGGACTAAGATGACAAATGGCGGTATTCAGTCTAAAACAGGCTCTGATGCTAAAAAATTCTTTGCTAAGACAGTGGTAAATCCATTTAGAAGATTACCTAAGTTTTTTAGACCAGAATATGATATGTCTTTGGGAGTAAATCCAAAGTCTGAGATGAGATTCCAAAAAACAAACGTAAGAGGTAAAAAGGCAGAGGAAAATATTGATAAGGATGAATTAGGTTCAGTTATAGATTTTCAATCAGCAGATGCCGTAGCTTATGATGGTCAAAAATTACATAGATATGTAGCGGATGAGTGCGGAAAAACAACAGAAGTAAACGTATACGATAGACATGAGGTTGTGCGTTATTGTTTGCTTGATGACGAAGGTCAAATTATTGGTAAGGCATTGTATACCACCACAGTAGAAAAACTTACAACAGAAAAAGATGGCGTACAAGATGCATTTAAATTATTATGGGAGGAAAGTAATCAGGATAAGCGGCAAGATAATGGTACGACTTCAAGTGGTCTTTATAGATTCTTTATGTCTGCTAAACGAACTAGAAATTTTGATGACTTTGGTTATCCAGATGAGAATAAAACTTTAGACCAAATTTTAGCTGATAGAGAAACAGTTAAAAATAATCCAAGAGCACTGTCTGCTCGTATTAGAAAAGAACCACTTACAATTGACGAAGCATTTAGTACAGATTCTGATAAGTGTATATTTAATGCTTTAAATATTGGCGAAAGGGAAGTTTTTTTAAAAGAAAATCCTGTATTAAAAAGAAAAATAATATTTTATAGAGATATAGACCAAATTGTTAGATGGAGGGAGGCTTCAGATAAAGAAGAGGATTTTCATTGGAAAATTACACAATTGCCGCCAAAAGGGGAAGAAAATAAACATACATACGATATAAATTTAAAGAAACCGGGCAGAACAGAAGATGGAGCAATAGCAATTGATGGTTATAGCAACAGTCAAGGAGGTAAATATGGTTCAAAAGCTTCTGCATGGATAGGAAGAAGATATAATTTACTTGACCCTAAGAGTACGGGCAAAGCAATAGGTCATCTTTATGGTAGACCACAAATAAAAGAAACCTTGCATGAGCAAGTAATGTTAGCGGCTGAATTTTATGGGTATAGAGCTTGGTATGAGCATAATAGTGATGATTACTTGTCTTATTTTAGAGATAGGGGAAGGGTGTCTTATTTGGGATTATATCCTAAAATATCAATAGACCCAACTAAAAAAGATTCAGAAAGATTCAAAGGATTCCCAACTACTCCATTTAGTTTAACAAAACAAGTTGATGTTGGAGTCATGTATTTTGAAAATCATATTGATTCAATAGATTTTGAAAACTTGCTAGAAGACGCTAAAAAGTTTGACCCAAATAATAGAACAGAGTTTGACCAAACAGTATCTTTTTTGATGCTTTTGGTATGTTTAATGGAGCCAGTACAACTTAAAGTAAAAAGGGAACCTTTGGTAAAAAGTTATACGCCAAGCCTTAGTTAATTTTTTTTTTAATTAATTTGTTGATTTTTTGGTATATTTGAGGACAAAATCAAGTTAAATTGGCTTCAACTCCATTAGACATAAATGCATCTGACGCAGGTCAAGCATTAAAATCGTTTCAGTTAACTACTAATGTTAAATCAAAATCTGATTTTGAATATGGCAGAAAAGTAGCACAAAATATTTATGCCACAATATATGGCAATCAAACTTATTTTTGGATAAGAAATAATAGGTTTAGAAAAAATAGACAAATAGCGAATGGTAAAATAGACATGAGTGTTTTCTTAGATCGTCTTGAGATGAATGGGAAAGCTAATTATGTAAATATAAATTGGAAATCAATTATTATAGGGAATACTATTGTAGGTAGATTAGTTAGTTCATGGATGTCAAGAAATGAAAAAATTAGTGTCACAGCGGTAGATAGTAATTCTGCAAATAAAAAAAGAGAATTGGCTGATGAAGCTGAATTTGTTTATCAAAACAAAGAAGTATTATCTCAATTACAACAAGAGTCTGGTATACCAATTATTCCAGAAGATCAATTTGTAGCAGAGGATAAAGATGATTTAGATTTATGGAAAAGTGAATTTAATCGTTTGCCAGAGGAGATATTATATAGCTTAGGTGTTAATAATGTTTTTGAAGCTAATGGTTGGAATGATGTTTTAAAAGAAAGAATACTTCATGATTCTGCTGAAGTAGGATTAATATGTACTTATACTTGGATGGATGAAGATGGAGAGATTCATGTTGAATGGATTCGTCCTGAAAATGCTATTTATTCATATTCAGATTTTCCTGATTTTAGAGATACAGCTTATAGAGGTCATATTTCATCAATGAAAATTAGTGAAGTAAGAGCAAGATATGGTAAAGACAATGGTGGTATTTTAACAGAAGAGCAAATATTTCAATTAGCTCAGTTTGCTAAAGAATATCAACTTACAGATAAGATAAAATGGATGCAAGATTGGAACGTAGCTTATTTACGTCCATATGATGAGTGGAATATTGATTTAATGAATTTTGAAATTAGAACATTAGATTCTGATGGATATACTATTACCAAAACTAAAAAGAATGGTAGTACAATAATAAGAAAAGGTAAGCCAGAAAAAATTGATGAAAATCAAGAATATGTAGAAGAGAAAAAATGGAATATTTATAGAGGCGTATATAATCCTGTTACAAAAACAATGTTGGATTGGGGTATTAAGAAAAATATGATACGTCCACAAGACCCAAAAGAAATTGGTAATGCGGAATTCTCATATAGCTTTTATATGTACCAAAACTACGACCAAAGAAACGTAGCTGTACCTGAAAAAATTGAAGAACCTATCGAGCAAATGATTTTAGCTAGATTGAAGATTCAACAATTGGTAGCTAAAATGGTCCCAGCAGGAGCTGCTATTGACGTAGACGCAATGCAAGAATTAGATTTGGGATTAGGAGATTCAGTAAAGCCATTAGACGTTCAAAAGATTTGGGAACAAACTGGTAAGCTTTATTATCGTGGTAGAGATGCAGAAGGCAATAGAATACCTGTTCCAATTACTGAATTAGCTAATAGTGGTTTTGCTCCTCAATTAAATGCTTTAATTCAATTATATCAATTCCATTATCAAGTATTAACACAAGAATTAGGGGTAGATCCAAACTTAATGCAACAAGCTTCACAACCAAGAGTAGCAGCATCAAATGTGGAAACTTCAAGAATATTAGCAAATGATGCTACGGAATATATGTATGATGCATATATGTATTTAATGGAAGAAACAGCTAAAAAAGTAGCATGTTTATTAAATACAAGTGTAACATATGGGGCTAAAAAATATAGAGATTTATTAAAGCAAGATGATGTAAAAGATAGAAATTTTACTACTAGATTAAAAATGTTACCTACAGAAATGGAAGTTGCTAAATTAGAAGCAATGATGAATCAAGCAATGGCTTCTAATCCTCAATTGATAATGTATATTGATCCATTTAAAATAATTAGGATTGCAAAAGAAAATGCAGAATTAGGTGAACTTTATTTTAGACAAGGTCAAAAGAAATTTATAAAAACAGAGCAAGAAAATGCTAAAAATAATAGTCAACAAAATGCTCAATCACAACAAGCTAGTATTCAAGTAAAAATGCAAGCCGATACAGCATTTGCTCAACAACAAGCTTTAATTAAAGAAAAAGAAATAATATTACAAGGTGTTTTTGATCTTGCTAAAGCTAATATACCATACCCAGCAGAACTTCAACAATTGATATCTAATGTATTACAAAATGTAACTCTTCCAATTGAAGTACAAAACGAAACACAACAAAAAGCTTTAGCTCAACAACAAGAAGCAGAGCAACAGCAAATGCAACAACAAGGACAACCACAACAACAACAAGAACAACAATTACAAGAACAACAATAAAATAAAACAAAATGGCAACTTCAGTAAGTAAGTTATTAATTAGACTTCAAAAATTTAGCTCAAAAATTAGTAAAACAATTGATGCAACTAGTTCATTTAATTCTTTAGGTTATTATTACCAAGATTTATCTGGATGGGATTCTGCTGTTGTTCAATTTGTAACACCTTCAGAAGCAATATCTTTTTTTACAACAAATGACAATGGTGCAATTAGTGGTCAATTATTGCCAGCTCCAGAAGTTCCATTGAATTGGGATATAGTAAAAGGTATTAACTTAGCAACTAAGGCGGATGCTACATCTATTTCTACAGATTCAAATGTTGAATTTGGAATTATTGGACAATATTTATTATTACAAGGTGCAACTACAAATAGTCCATTATCTTATGCATATTTATTATCATTAGTGCCTTATCCTAATGATAGCAGTGCAGCGGCTTATAATGGAATTAATCAAGGAACAAGAGTTGTTTATGCTGATACTAATACACAAGGTAGTGTAACAGCATTCTTTGGTGATAGTAGATTAACACAACAAGTTTTAGGTGATAGTGCTACTCCATTTAGCGGAAGTTGGTATGCATTTAGATTGTTATCAAATCCATCGGCTGCAACATATATTTGCACAATTAGCCCATTAGGCGTAGTTAGTATAGATTAAAAAAATAGAAACCAAATCAGCATTTATGCCAGATAATAACACAGCAGCCCCAATAGAGCTTGCTCAGGATTTCAATCCGTTTTCGGATGAAACGTTTGTACCTAAAGTAGAAGAAATCCCTACTCAGAATGTAGAAAATACAGAGGTACAGCAACCACAAGTACAAGAAAATGTACAAGAATCAGTACAAAATACTACATCATTTGATTCAAATCAATTTATAAAAGAAAGATTTGGATATGATAGTGTAGAAGAGGCTGAACAAGAATTTAAGAAATTTAAGGAAAAGTCAACTGAAACAAGTTTTGAATTTAAAGATGGCGTAAGTAAAACATTATTTGACGCTATTAAAGAAGGCAAAACAGATGATGTTTATGACATTTTAAATCAGCAAAAAAGATTAGAAAAGTTAACTTCAAGTGAACTTACTCCTGATTTAGCAGTTGATATTATTAAAACGAATATTCAGAATAAATACAAGGATTTAACTCAAGAAGATGTTGACCTTTTGTTTTATGACCAATATTTCGTACCTTTGAAACCAGAACAAGGATATGATGAATCCGATGAGGATTATGCTGGGAAGGTTAAATCATGGCAATCTCAAGTAGATTATGTAGATAGAAAGATGATGATTGAGGCTAAAGTGATTAGACCAGAATTAGAAAAATTAAAAAGTGAATTAAGGTTACCAGATATTTATGGACAAGAAGAGATGGAAGCAGCGAGTCAAGAGGAATTTGAATCGATGCAAAAAGCTAGATCTGTCTATGAAAAAACTTTAGAGTCTGACTATAACAATTTCAAAGGATTTGATTTAATGGTAAAAGACGAGGATGTCGAAATACCAATTTCATTCAATATTTCCGATGAAGAAAGAATAGCTCTAAAAACACAACTTTCTGATTTTGATGTAGAAGACAAGTTTGGCAATCGTTGGTTTTATGAAGATGGGAAACCAAATGTAAGACAAACAATGCAAGACCTTTATGTGCTAGAAAATCTTGATAAAATATTAAGAAAAACAGCAAATGAAGCATATGCACAAGCCAAATTAGCTTACATAAAAAATTCAGGAAATGTAACCTTGAATAAACAAACGCCACAAGGTACACCAATTCAAAGTGCAGGTTCTGCATTTGAAGAGCTTCAAAAAGCGGTATGGTCGTAACTTGTTATTCGCAATGGCAAAGCATCTAAAAACAAAAATATAACAAAATGGCAAGCGGTCCGGGTATACCTACTTCAAACATTTTGCAACCGGGTGCAATATCCCTCCAGTCGCAAAATCGTCAACTTATGGTTGACTTACAATTATTAACTCCTCAATATTACAAGCAATATACTGAAAAGTATGGTAATGAAGATTTCACATGGTGGTTAGCTGCTCATGCTGGAATGGAAGAGGTTAAAAACCAAAATTTCTTCTGGTTTGAGAACAGAGGTAAATTAATGGTTGCTGTTGTTAACAATGGCACAGTTTCAGCTCCAGTTGACACTAACATTACTTTAACTTTAAACGCTGAAGCTTATTATAACAGTGGTACACAATCTCCATTAAGAGTTGGTGAAACATTGCGTGTAGCTTCTTCAAATATTGAAGGTAAAATTTTATCAATTGATACAACTACTCCATATGCATTTACATTCGTAGTAGGACCATTATTAGCTAGTCAAGGATTTAGATCTGCTGGTAGCACTTCTTTATTAGCTGGTGAGGTTTTATTATTCGCTGGTGACACTGATGCTGGTGAAGCTTCAACTCAAATCAATCCATTAATTCATTTGGACCAAAAGTATGACAACAACATCACTCAAATTCGTGATGGTTGGAGCAATACTGACTTAGCTCAAATGGCTGAAACATACTATGAGTATCCTGTATCTGCGGATATGGCTGCTAATGGTGTGACTGCGTTTACTTACAAAGGTATGTATAAGACTCTTGTTCGTTTCAAAAACAACGTAGAAGCAAAATTAATGCGTGGTAATTTGCAAACAAATAACGATAACGGTATGACTAACTCAGCAGGTGCTCAGGGTATTATCCCTAAAGTAGTTGCTGATGGTGAAACTGTTGGTTACACTCCGGGTAACTTGGATATCCAAAAGTTACATGAAATCACTCGTATTATGGACGTTAACGGATGTGCTAAGCAATCTGCTTGGTTATCTGACGTATTCCAAAAACAAGATTTCTCTGATGGTATCTTTGCTGCTTACCCAGCTGGTGCTTTCGTTTATGGAACTGGTGAAAAATCTAAAGAAGCTTCTGTTTCTTATGGTTTCCAAGAAATCTATATCGATGGTTACTTGTTGAATGTTAAGAAATATAGCCAATTCAACACTGAAGTAACAACCGGTTTGACTCCTCAAAACGATTACTTCCGTAATTTTGGTTTAATCTATCCAATGGGTGAAACTAAGGATGCAAGAACTGCTCAAGCTTACAAAAATATCACTATCATGTATCAAGAGCCACCTAAAGGCGGTACAGTTGGTAATGGTATCAGAGTATGGCAATTTGGTGGTGGTTCTCCAAACCCTACCGATGGAACAATGACTAATCAAATCGCGATGATCACTTACAGATCAACTCGTGTTTGTGCAGCAAACCAATTCATCATTGTACAAGCTAACTAATTAGCTCATACATAAAATAAACGGGTAGCGACAACTTAATTGATTGTCGCTACCTATTTTTAACAAATTTAAAAACCATTTATGGCAAAGTTAAAGGCAGCAGGTCTATCTGACGTATTTTCATATGATAATGATAATATTAAAGAAACTAGACAAAATGAAGAATCTCAAGCAGCACAGTCTAGCTCGGTTCAAAACGGAGTTACTTATAAAGTTTATAAGTTAACAGATACAACAAAAAAGGGTAAATACCACATGGAATGTGTGGATGATGTATGGAACCCAGATAATAAAAGAATGGAAAGAATAAGGCTCTTAAATGGCTTTCCAAGTCTTTCTATAGATGATCAAAAACACTTAGATAAAGCTTTTATTGAAAAAAATAGAAGAACCCTAATTTTTGATGCAAGGATATTAAGAGTACCAGATTGGGATACAGCAGCAATAGAATTTTTAGAAAAATCTAATGCTAATGTTGATAATGTTAATAAAAAAGGTACTAGAAAGTTAACATTTTTTCAATGGAATCCACTTCGCCAAGCTGAAATTGAACGTAAAAAACGTATTGCAAAAGTTGAAGCAATCAAGTTCGCAAGTATGGCAAGTACGGAGGAAATGAGAAAACATTCAAATTATCTTGGTATTAACTTTACTGACGAATTAGGATTCCCTAAATCAGATGAAGCTTTAAGAAATGATTATGAATTATATGCTGAAGCTCAACCTAATAAGTTCATGCAAAGTGCAGGAAGCAAAGAAGTTGAAGTAGCATTTATAGTTAAAAAAGCAATTTTAGACAATAAGATTGATTTATTAAGCAGACAAGGTTCTGCATATTGGGCAGGGGACGGTGGTTTTATTTGTAAAATACCGGGAACTGCACATCCAAAAGATTATTTGGTAGAGTATGCAATGATGCCTAATGATGAAAGTAAACAATTTTTAAGTCAATTGAAAAAACTACAGATTAACTAGTCTTTCCCCCTCTAAATAGAAGAAGCCCTGTAGCCTAAAAATTACGGGGCTTTTTTGTTACTTTTTCGTATATTTGTTGTATAACTTATATACATGAATGTTAATGATATGTACCGCATTTGCCAGTTTGCAATTAACAAGGCACAAAACGGTTATTTAACGCCATCGGATTTTAATTTGATTATAAATCAAGCACAGGTTTCATATCAAGATTATTTATTGGGAGAATTTCAACAATATCAATATGGTAGACCACAAGCTCGTATTTCTTATAGCCAAAATGAAGATATTAGACAAAGATTAACACCTTTGATTTTACAAACAACATTGGCTCCAAATACAACCACAGGAATAGCAGCATATCCAGCCAATTTTTTACAAGTAGATGCAATGTGGGAAACAGATGGTTTACACAGAATTAGATTTGTTCCACAAGATAGTTTATACTCATATTACAATAGCGAAATAGACCCTATTGTTAGCAATCCAATATATTTATTACAAAAGGACCAATTTCAGTTTTATCCTAAAAATATAGCTACTTTATCTGGTAATCCTATTGTATCATATGTAAGGTCAGCTCCAGATATTGTATGGGCTTACACTACAGTAAGTGGAAGACCTGTTTATGCTCCAACTCAAACAGGGGCAGGGGTAACTCCTACTACTGGAAGTCAACAACCAGTTTGGTACAATGTTGATATTTTAGAAATTATCACTCGTGCTTTAAAATTAATTGGATTAAATTTACAAGATGGTATGGTAGAGCAATATGCTAATCAAGTAACACAAACAGGACAATAATGACTAGATACGCATTAATAGAAAGAATATTAAGACAAATATATAACGGACAGCCATCTGATGACTCAAATATTACATATAATTTGGTTAATCAGTGGTTAAATGATGCAATTGGATTAGCTGTTAAAAAAAATTATACAGATAGCATTCAAATGGATGGAATAGCCTATATTAATAATTCTTTTTATACAACTTATACTAATTTAGATATATCAGCAGAACAAGTAGATAATGTTACTTATTCAGTACCATTACCTCAGATTCCATTTGCTTTAGGTAAAAATGAAGGTGTTGCCACTTTACAGTTCGTTGGTGACAAGAAAACATCTCAGACAGCAATACCTTTAAGCATGAATCAAGTTGCCTATATAGACAATATGCGACCAATACAAAATAAAATTCTTTATTGGATTGAAGGAAAGCATATATATGCTAAAAGCTCTATACCTTTGACATCTTATAAAGCAACTTTAAGAATGATTAGTGGTGGCGATTCATCAGATTTGACTTCAACATTGATAATCCCTGATGATTATATGCCATTAATAGTAGAATATATTAAAGGTCAATTAGCTTTTGAAAAATCAAGACCTATTGATACAGCCAATGATGGAGTAGATCAATAATTAAAAAATAAATATGAAGCCAATTAGAGATTACGTTTTAGTAAAACCATGTGAACCAGATACAATGACTGAGGGAGGATTATATATCCCACAATATGCTATGGCTAGAAGTAGCAAAGCTGTTGTTGTAGCAGTTGGTAATGGCACTGCAAAGGTAGAAATGGAAGCAAAGAAAGGGGATATGATTTTTCATATAAAAGGAGCAGGTGAAGAGTTTGTAATTAATGGGGAATCTCATTTTTTAATACGTCACATGGATATTTTATCTTACGTTTCAAATAATTAAAAATGGCATCACAAGAAAGACAATTTATAACATTAGACTCAGTTATCAATGACTACATTGATGAATCGGAGCAAAGCGTACATAAGTATGCCAAACTATACAATATAGCATATAGAGGTATGGAAAGGCTTGGATTAGACTTTTTCTACAAAATAAGGTCTGTAAAGTTGCCTGTTGATACAACAAATTATACGGTTCAATTACCTAATGATTACATCAGTTATACTAAAATAGGGGTATTAAATGCAGTAGGACAAATTATACCTTTGCAATTTGATAGAAAATTAACATTTTTTGGTGACCAATTACCAAATAGACAAGCTCTTACAAATGATCAAACTTTAGTAAATTGGAATCAAATTTATAATGCACCAATATTTTATAATTATTGGGATGGTTATGGTTTTACAAATATATATGGTTACCCTAGTGGTTCTCCATTTGTAGGTTCTTTTAACATAGATGATTCTAATGGTGTAATATTGTTAAATCAACAATTTTACTATGATTATCTTATGATTGAATATTTGTCTAGTCCAAATCCAGAAGAAAAGTTTATGATTCCATTGCATTTTAGAGAAGCTTTATTAGCTTGGCTTGCATGGAGAGATATAGCAACAATGCCAAGTACTAGAAAAGGTAACTTAGGAGATAAAAGAGATAGAAAACAAGAGTTTTTTAACCAAAGAAGATTGGCTAATGCACAGTTTAAACCTATGTATTTAGACCAAGCTTATGAATGGAATTTAATATCACAAAGAATGACAGTTAAGGCGTAATACATGATAATAAATACACCCTTTAGTGGAAAACTCAACTTAGATGATGCTAATTATAGAATTAGTAATAATGACTATGTTGATGCATTAAATGTAACTAAAGATGCACAAGGTGCTGGGCAAGATAAGGTAGTTTCAAATATTTTGGGGAATACCTTAATATCATATTCTCCACCTGCTGGTACAAATAAAGTAATAGGATTTTATTCTGATAGAGTTAGAAACAGGGCTTATTATTTTTTATGGAATAGTAATGGTTATAATACCATACTTTATTATGATTTAAATAGAGAGGAGATAGCTATTGTTTTGCAAAGTAAAACTGATAGTAATGGTATAGATATTTTAAATTTTAATCCATCATATAAAGTTTTATCTGTTAATATATTTTATAGAGATTTAGAAGGTGATATTTTATTTTTTAATGATGGCTATAATCCTCCTAAAAGTTTAAATGTAGTTAATCTTTATGGTTCAAATTGGAAATTAGAATATTTGCTAGTAGCAAAAGCTCCTCCAGTTATGCCTCCAAAAGTTACTTATGAAAATGATACTACAATAACTGTAAATAATTTAAGAAATAAATTATTCCAATTTTCATATAGATATGTTTATGATAATAATGAAAAATCTGTATGGAGTTCAAAAAGTATAGTTCCTTTACCTCAACAGCCTTCACTTACACTTACAGATAATACTGCAACAAATAACGCAAGAATAGCAGTTTTATTTTCAACTGGCGGACCTGATGTTAAAGCAATTGAAGTTTGCTTTAGAGAAACAACAAATGGTTTAACAAGTGATTGGTATTTAATAGAATCATTAGATAAAAGTAGTTTATCTATATTAGATAACGATATTTATAATTTAAAATTTCGCAATGATTCTATTTATATCCAAATAGATGTAATAGAAACAGGTCAATTACAAGATTGGGTTCCTCAAAAAGCAAATGCAGGAGAATTAGCAAATGGTAATGTATTATTGTATGCTGGCATTACTGAGGGGTATGATAAAACAACAATGGATTTGTTTGCTAGTCAAACTACAGGTTCTTCTAGTTTTTTTTATGACCAAGCTGGATTATTATTGCTTGCAACAGTAGATGGTATAGATAATGGTACTGGTACTTTTATGAATATATACCTATATGGTACTGGTACAAATGGGCTAGATAATGAGGTGGAAACATTAAATAATGCCGCTGGAGGATATTATATAAATTCATTTGCATCTGATGGAACAGATTTGAGTACATCTTATTCAACATCTGGGATAACTAGTTCTTATTTGGTTAGTGATATTTTAGCTGGAATTTCTGCCGCAATGATAGTAAAAGGATTTACTCAAATATCATTAGTTGGGAATAAATTGGTTATGGAATATCCAGATGGATTTGTTTTGACCTCTGTAGGTTTTAAGACATTCCCTTTATTAGATTCAGATAATACCCGATTTGCTAATGTATGGGACTCTGGTTATCAATATGCTATTCAATATTTTGATGCACAGGGAAGAACAATTGGCGCACAAACATCGGCATTAGGTACAATTAACACACCTGCAAGAGTAGAAGGCGTTACATTCCCTGAAATTAATTTATCTATATTTAATATACCCCCATTATATGCAACTTATTATCAAGTTTTAAGATCAAATAATACAACCTATAATAAAAGATTATGTTGGGTTAGTGAATCAGCTTTTGCAGGCATTACTAATGGGGTAGATAATTCAAGATTTATTTATATAGGTATTGGAAATATAGCTACATATAATGAGGCTATAAGTTCAACTCAAAATGTTGTTTCATATAATTACACAGAAGGAGATAGAATTAGATTTTATGCTAGATATAATGTAAGTAATGATATAAATTATCTTACAAATCCGCCCCAATATGATTATGAAATAGTAGGTACAGTTTCTTCATTTGAATATAACATAACATTACCATCTCCACCTTTAGACAATAATACATACACAGCGAACGGTAATTTCCTAAAAATAAGATATCCTAATGATGATATAGGTTTAAATTTTGATTTTCCCGGTACTCCTGATTTTCAGCATTATGAGATTTTATTATATAATTATTCTACAAATGCTGATTCTACACAAAGATTTTTTTATGAATTTGGCAAGGAGTATGGTATCGGCAATCCGGGAACAGCTGATAGATATCATATGGGTTTATTACAAACACAATCTAGCATAGATCCATCAGGCGTGCCAGCTATTATACCTGTTACAAATGGAGATTTATTTTATAGACTTAGAACAGTTCCATTTTCCGATAATTTTACATATTCATCAGGTAGATTTGATATAGATACAGCTGGAGCATATGGTAATAGAAGTGAAACATTTCCGATAAATGTTACAAATACTATAGATAATACTGCATATAGAATACAAACACAACCAAATGCTCAAGCATTTTTAACTGCTGGATTCTTTCCTGTTTGGGCTAGTACGGGTTATTTCTTTTATAATAAATCTACTTTAGCTGAAAAAATAGTATCAATTAACGGAACATTTACAATGGATTCTGATGGTACTTCTACATTTTCAGTTTATGCTATTATATGTACAAATTTAAGTCCCTTTGCTGCTAAATATACTATTTCATTATTACCTATAGAAATAAATAATATAGTTCAAAATACGCCTACAACATTTACAATTAATAAAAGATTTAGTGTTCCCCCAACAGGTAAAATATGGATAGTAGCACAGTCTACAAATGATGCCATTGGTGCAAATAATATTATTATTCAACCGATGGATTTTGATTTTCAAATTGTAAAAGATAAAACTATTGGCATTATAGAGCAAAGTTTTAATGATACATTTAACTTGGTTACCAATAGTAATGGTAGACCATCTGTTATTGATGAAAATGCAAGACAAACTTATTTTCCAACTGTTATAAGATTTGGTCAGGCTTATCAATCAAATACTAATATTAATGCTACAAATAGATTTATTTATGAAGATTTTGATGAATATGATAGAACATTTGGGGATGTATTAAGATTGCATGTTAGAGATAGATATTTGAAGGTATTCCAACAATTTAAAGTAGGTAATGTGCCTATTTTGACTCAAATTGTCAAAGATGTAACTGGTAATCCATTACAAGCAAATAGTAATCAATTAATTAATAAAATACAATATTACGCAGGTAATTATGGTATTGGGGATGCAGCAACAAGCTTGGCTTGGAATAACTTTGCAGATTATTTTATAGATAATTATAGAGGTGTGGTTTGTAGATTAAGTCAAAATGGGATTGAACCAATTAGTATCATCAATAAAACTAATGCTTTTTTTGTATCTAAAACAGCATCTTATAGAAATGATTTAAATAATGGGATACCTGTTTCGGGAGGTATTTATACTGGTAATCCATGTATTTATGGGGTATTTGATGCAAATACTAATAAGTACATAATTGCAATGGAAGAGATTAATAGATACGAATCAGGGGGTGTTACTTTAAAATACCACCAAGACCCATATACTATTTCATTTGCTGAAAACGAGAATGCATTTGAGTCATTTTATTCTTATTTCCCTGAGTTTATGGGCGAAGTGAATACTACCTTATTTACCTTTAAAAATGGTCAAATATGGAAACATGGAACACTTCCTTATTGTAATTTCTATGGGACACAATATAATGCCTCAATAACCAACGTTTTTAACACAAATTCAATGGATAAAAAGACATGGATTTCGGTTATGGAAACAGGCAATACAGCATGGGCTTGTCCGGTAATATATACTCAAATGGACACAGGCGGAAGCACAAGTATAAAGCAACAAAGTGAGCTTTTAGAAGCAGATTTTGTTACTTTGGAATCAGAGTATCAAGCATCATTTTTAAAGGATTCTAACAGCCCCGGAGGACTTATAGAAGGGGATAGTTTGAAGGGCAACTATATTGTAATAAAATTTGAGAAAGCAAGTGCCAATTCTTTCGTATATTTGAATAGCGCAACGACTAAATATATTAATTCACCATTGAATAATAGATAATGATTATTAGGGAAAACGATAATAGATTAGATGAGCTAGAAGCAGCTATGTTAGAAAATTGCGAACCAGTTCATTGCCTTACTACTCATAGGTTTACAGATGGCATGTATATAAGAGAGATTTTTATGCCTGCTGAATCTTTAATAACAAGCAAAATTCACAAAACAGAGCATCCTTATATTGTTTCTTATGGTAAGGTTGCAGTTTCAATAGATGGGGATGAATGGAATGAAATAACAGCCCCTTACACTGGGATTACAATTCCGGGAACAAGAAGGGTTTTATATATTATAGAAGATTGTATTTGGACTACTTTTCACAGAATAGATGACATGAAATCTGAATATAATAATTTAAATGATGAAGAGAAAGAAAAAATAGTTGAAAAAATAGAAGAAAATATACTAGAGCCACATTTAAATTATTTAACTGGCACAGATATTAAAACTGAATATTTAAAAGCATTAGAAGAAATTAAAAAAATTGAGTTATGAGTTTTATAGCAATTGGAGTTACAGCAGCAGCAGTTAGTGTTGGTGTTGGCACAGCGCAAATGATTACCGCAGATAATCAACAAAAAAGAGCACAAAAGTCCCTTGAAGAACAAGCTAGGAATAGTCCTTTATATAAAGCAGATAAGTCAATTGATACATATTATCAAGAGGCTATGAATAGATATAAAGAGAATCCATATCAATCACAACAATATCAATTAGGTGCAATGAATGCACAAAGAGCAACAGCTCAAGGTATTGGTGCATTACAAGATAGAAGATCAGGAATTGGCGGCATAAGTCGTTTACAAGCTAATCAAATGGGTGCTATGCAAAACCTAGGCGCACAAGCAGAAGCTTCAAGAGCACAAAGATTTGGTCAAGTAGGTTCTGCAACACAACTTAAATCTGCTGATTATCAAAGACAATTTGATATAAACAAAATGACACCATATAACCGTAAATTACAATTAGAGCAATTAAAAGCGCAAGCAGCTGGGGAAAGATATAATGCAGGGATGCAAATGGTAGGACAAGGGTTAAGTTCAGCAGGTAGTATAGCAGCAGCTAAACAGGACAAGGGTTAAGTTCAGCAGGTAGTATAGCAGTAGCTAAACCACAATAAAAAAGAAAAAAATGGCATCAACAGGATTAATAGCTGGGATAAACCCATATAGAAGCGGTAATATAGCAGTAGATTTTACATCTAAGCCAACTAATTTATTTATTCAACTTCAACAAAAAGAAGCAGCTAAAAGGGAAGCTTTAGATAAGTATTTTATGGATTATGAGAAATCATTAAATCCAGCAGGGATGCGAAGCCAAGACCAAGATGTATTCTTAAATAAATTAGGTCAAGCAAAACAATATTATTTACAAAATAGAGATAAGATTTTAAACCCAGCTAAATATGGAGCAGAATTTCAATCAACATATAATGCAACTTTAAGAGATGCTCAAAATTTAATTGGTCAATCTAAGCAAGCATATGGTGAAGATAAAGCTTTTAAAACATATATAGACCAACTACACAAATCAGGAAAAGCTGTAGATGAAAATCAAGTATTTGATATGCTTAATAGGTCTAAAAAGGCAATTGGTTTGGGATATGAAGCTCCAGACGCAACTACAATAGAATCTTGGACTCCGCATAATCCAATGGCATTACTAAGTAAAATTAATACATTAAAAAGAACTGAAGGTGCAGCTGTGCCTACATTTTTAGAAGGTTCAAAAGTAAAATACCAAGATGTTAGTCCGCTAACAGTAGATCAAGGTCAACTTATGACATTAGCCAATGGTGAATTACAAGATACTGGTTATAGAAAATATATTGAACATATAGCTAGTCAACCATCGGAAGTTGAAAGACTAAATAAAATTTACACATTACCAGATAAAAAAAGCCCTGATTATTTATCAGCATTATCATATGCTAATATTTTGAGTCAAGCTCCTAAAGATGAAAAAAGAAGTAATGTCAAATTAACCACAGCAGAACAAATAAGAATAGCATTAGCTAAACAAAAACCAAATACTCAAAAAACGATTGGTGGTGGCGAAAATCAAGGTAATTTATTTGATTCTATATTAGATATGAATTTCAAAAGTGGCAAAATTGAAAATGGAACAGCATTAGATAATTCAGGTAATCCATATAATGGAACTATTTATGTTTACAAAGAAAATTTGCCAGCAGAAATATTTAGTGCAGTTGGTCCTACGGCATCTCATGTAAAAGGATTTAATGTAACATTTGAAAATGGTACACCAGTTAAATTTGTAAATCCAAAAACAGGTACAATAACTAGACAAGGGATGGAAAATTATCAATTAAAATATAATACTGAACCAATGAAAGGTCGCCAACCTCAATATGGGAAAGGGAATGGTTTTAAAGGTGTGCCAAAAGGTGGATTTAATTAATAAAAAAATTAGTAATGCCAGAAGAAATACAAAATAGTCAACAGGAGAATCCTATATATAAGTTTATGAAGTCTAATAATTTAACAAAATTAGACGAAAAGACATTTTTAGATACTTATTCAAAGCCTGAAAAAGCTAAAGAAATTCATAACTTTATGATTTCTAATGATTTAACAAAATTAGACGAATCTAAATTTTATGATTCTTATTTAAAAAAAAAAGACCAAACACTTCCTTCTGGAGAAATATCTTCTCTTACAGAATTGCCATCAAAATTTATCGAGCCTCTTAAAAAAGGCGTTAGTCCTGCTCCGTCTAGAACCAAAGAAGATGAAATAGTAGCAGAAAAATTAGGAGTAAAACCATATACTGGTGTTACTATCCCTACAAATTTACCAAAGCAAGATGTTGTTAAATACGAGAAACAACTTAAAGTACAGGATGCAGCAATTAATACACTTATAGATGTATATAAGCAAAAGGGATTAAAATTTGATCCATCTAAACCAGCTGCTCAAAAACAAATACAAGATTATATTGAAAGAGAGCAAAATAATGATCTAAGTCTTGTTGAAGGTATGAGAGATAAAAAACCATACTTAACAAGAACTACTGGATTAGGAGAAACTTTATTTAATACAGCAATTGAGAGCTTTAAAGAGCCAATAAAAAGCACTAAAATAAATACAATCACAAATCCTGAAGAATTTGCTGATTTTGCAGATGAAGAAATAAAAAATACTCCAAATGTACCAGAATCGGTACCATCTAATGTTGGAGGATATCTTGGTCAACTAGGAGGAGGATTGCCAAAATTAGCCGCTGAGGAGGCTGTAGGAGGTCCAGCATTGGTAGCTGCTGAAATGTACTGGAATGGTATTGCCAACCAGAGAAAAGCTCTATATCAAAAAGGATTGGACCAAGGAATGGACAGAATACAAGCCGCTAAAATGGCTATGGACAATGCTACCATATCAGCTATCCCAGACTTTTTAGTAGGGGCTATACTTGCTGTAGGAGTAAAAGGTCACACAGGTATTTTAAAACAAGGAACGGCAGATGCATTTAAAGATGCAATGAAAAATGTTGTTAAGTCAAGCCCTAAGATGTTTGCTGTAGGGGCAGGAGCAGAATTTGGGAGAGCTGAAACTCAAAAGCAAGCTGGTTATAAAGTAGATAGAACAGAAGAGGTGGAGAATATGTTTAGAGGTGGTGGTGATTTAGCCAAAATGGATGCTGCATTTAAAACAGCAATGGCTGCTCCATATGTACCTAAGATTTTATATGCAGCAGCTAAAAATGTACTTTCAGAAACACCTAAACCTGTATTAGATGCTTTAGCTCAAAAATATGGAGATAATGGTAAGGTTGTGGATGATGTAAGTAAATTTGCACAAACCAAAGCGGAAGTGCAAGATTTAGTTCCAGAAGGTAAAGTAGCATCTGTAACTGGGCTTACTCAAAAAGTTAAAAATATACAACAAGATATAGATGATTTAACAGCTCGTAAAGAAAAGACTACTGATGCATTAAAACCACAAATAGATTCTTGGATAAAAGAATACCAAGATGAAATTAACTTTTACAATAAACAAATTAATAAGGTTGTAGAATCAAAAGACCCAACAGGAGTAACAGAAGAAGTAGATGATATTACAGGTCAAAAAATAGGAACTAAACAATATGTAGTAGATGGTAAAGAAGTAAGCCAAACAGAATTTGAGGCTATGCAAGGCAAACCTATTGGAACAAAAGAAGTTATTAAGACAACTGAAAAACCATCTGAAGAACAATTATTTAAAGAATCATCAAAGAGTAATGTTGTTACATTTACATATAAATCAGAAACAGAAGTACCTGAAGTATTTAAGAACCGTATATCATCAAGTGGTGAAAATACTTTGTCAAATGGGGAGGTAGAAAAATTCGTTAGAGTAACTGTGCCAAAATCATTAGCTGATTATGAATTAGCTAAAGCAGAGGTTAAGCCTGCTAAAGTTGAAGTAACTGAAGAAGTTAAGCCAATCAGACAATTGGGGACAGGGGCTAATGTTTATTTTGAAAATAATAAATATAGGGTTAACGATAATTCTAAAGGTAAAGTTTTATTAAACATACAAGGGAAAGAAGAGGGTGGCATGGCTATTGCTAATATTGAATTTGATAGTCCAAAAGAAGCCGTAGAAATAGCTAAAGAATTATCTAAAATATACCCCAATGGAATTCCTGATGCTGTATTAATTGATAAAGTTGTAGATAATATTAGAAATAGAATTAAAGAAGAAGAAGTTAAACCAACTGAAGTAAAAGAAGAAGCTAAGCCTAAAGAGGTTATATCTAATAAAGAGTTAAAAAATATAACTTCAGATAATATAAAAGATAAATTAAAGTATATAGAATTTGAAGTAACATCAGAAGATGGTGTAAAAGATATTCATCATGGTTCAGATTTTAAGAAAACTGGCATTAAAACGATTAAAAACGATGTTGATTATGATATATATACTATAGAGGGAAGAGATGAAAGTAGTCTTTTTCAATTTATAATTAATGACAAAGGAGAAATAGAGCCATTGTACAAAAAAGATATATCTTTTAAAATTAAACAACTTCCTGAAAATGAAGTTAAGGTAAAAGATACAGCTGAAAAACTTAAAAATATTGCAGATTTATTAGAAAAAGATTATAGAGGTGGTAAAATATCGCCTAAAAGTTATGATGTATATAATGAAGCACAAGAGTTAATAGGAAAGAATAAATTTAATTATAGAGAAAACAAATGGGAAGACATTTCAGATTTTTATCATAAAGCATTAAAAGATGGTAAAAATCCTAAATTGGTAAAATTAATCAATGATTTTTTAGAAATTAAAGAAAAACCTATTGAAGCAGAACCGGTATTATCTAAAGATGACCTTAAAAAAGCAGAAGCAAAATTTGCAGCTGCTGAAGATAAATTTAAAAAAGCAAGGAATAAAATTGAAGATACTCAAGTAAAGCAGGCTGGTATGTTTGGTGGTGAACAAAAAGGGATGTTTGCTATGGGTGGAGAGGAAGCCAAAAAAACACTTGACCCATTAAGAAAAGCAGCAAAAGAAGCTAAAGCAGAATTAGATGATATTAGAAATAAAATTAAAGTTCAGGAACAGGCTCAACCCGAATTAAAGCCTATAGGTAAAACAGATGAAGAATTTATTGATAATAAAATAAAACTTATAAAACAACAAGGGAAACCGCTTTCTGAATTTAAAGTAGGTGATAAGGTATTTTGGGCTTCAGATTGGAGTAAAAATTGGAAACAATATAGCGAAGGCACAATTATTAAAGCTGGAGCTGATTATCAAATTAAAAGATTTTCAGAGCATCCTGAATCTAAAAGATTTAAAATATTCAATCTGCGTAGTAGCGATAAGGTAATGTTAAAACCAGAAGGTGAATCTAATTATACAGGACAAGAATCTATTTCTAAAACAAAAGAAGAGGTTACACCATATCAAAAAGCTTTAAAAGAAAAACAAGAAGCGGAAAGGAAATTAACAAGACAAATTTCAGGTGAAAAAGCAGCCATTACAAGAAATGTAATTAAAGAAGCTTCTAAAATAGAGCCAAGTGATGCTCGTTCTGCTGCATTAAAATATTTAGCTGGAGCAAATTTAAGCAGGGAAGCTATAGATGAAGTAGCAGGCAATGTAAAAAGAGCTAGATTAAATACAGGTGAAAGAGAGTTAAAATCTGAAGAAGCAAGATTAAGGGATTATGTTGCTAAAAAAGGGGAAGGGGATGATTTGGATGAGGCAGTTCATACAATATGGGAAAGCCTTCATGGAGTAAGCGAAGAACTATCTGGCATTGATGATAGAGAAATTAAAAATGCTTTAATGCAAGCCATTTCAGAACATCCAACTAAAGCAGAAGCCGCACAGGCATTAATAGATGGTTATAAAGAAGTAGATTTTGATGCGGAAGAAGCTGAATTTTATAGAAGGTATAATATTACGCCTGAAGAAGAGGAAGCAGAAACTGCAAAATTAGAAGCAACATTAGAAAAACCGGGAGAAGATGATTACAACTTTGGGAAAGTACCAGATGAGCATATCAATAATTTAATAGAACAATATGAAACAGAAATTGAAAGACAAGCTAAACAGCCTTCCGAAAGAGGTAAAGAAAAGATTGCTGAAAAGGTTAGTGTTAGAGAAGCTGGCAAGCCTCAAGAAGCCAAAGGCTTAGAAGAAACGTATAAAGACTTGACTAAAATTGAAAAAAGACAAATAATAAATAGTAAATTTGAGGAATTACTTAAAGAACTTAAAATAGAAAAAATATGTCCAACGGATTAAAATCCTTATTAAGCCCAAGCATGAAAAAAGGCATGCAGGATGCAATTTATATAGAATTGTATCAATCAAATCTATGGAAAAGCCTTGCAAACCAATTGCAAAGAATAGGTTATTTTGGTAGCCAAAAGTACTTCTTAGCAGAAAGTGCTGAAGAATTGACTCATTATCAAATGCATGTAGAATTTATGAATGATATGGGTGATTGCGCAGATTTGCCAAAAATAGATGCTATTACCGATAAAGTAACAGATATTGGCGATGCATTGGAAGTTGGTTATAACATTGAAATGGATGTATATAATCAATATAAAGAATTTTACGAAAAAGCAGAAGATGAAGATGTAGTTGTAGCTCAATATTTATTGAAATTTTTAAAAATTCAAAGAGAAGCTGTTGGTCATTATGGTGACTTATTGGCTAAATATAAAATAGCAGAATCAACAAAAGAATTATTAGAATTTGACCAACACATATCTGATGTATAATGGCAAAAAACCCTTGCAAATATCTTATTGAAATATCCAAAGGCGAATTTAAAGAATTTACCGAGGCAGAGCTTAAAGATTACCTTTTAGAACAAGATTTATCAAAATCAAAAATAATACAAGATGCCGTACAAGAGCGAAGCGCAGAGGAAGAAATTTCACGTCCTAGAGGCGCAAGGAAAGATTTCACCAAAAGTAGTGAACGAATTCGATCAAGCAAGCAAAGGGTTGAAGCTTCCGAAGAAACTGAAAGTTATGAAGAAACCTTAAGGGGTATTACAAAAGAGGAAAACTTGCAAAGGAGGCTTGAAATTGGCTTACCAGAATACGAAGGTAAAGTAATTACAGATGAGGAAATAAGACAGCAAGCAGTAGATGAATTATCCAAAGGGTACGATTTAGAATCATTAGTAAAAAGAATGGAGCAGGCATTACCTACAAGTGCTGTAGAATCTGAAATATTAAAAATGTATGCATCAGATTTAGACGCACAATTAGTAAAAGATCCATTTAACAAAAAAGTACAAAGAGAATTAGCTAGGTTTACAGAGGCTAAATTGAAGTCTGGTGCAACAATGGGTAGAAACTTTAGAATGTTGCAAGGTACAGCTGCTTCGCCATTAGAACAATTACAAACATTAAGTGATTATGTTACTGTAATTAGGGATGCCAATGGCGTTGAGGAATTGACTGACAGCCAAATGGGGAAAGTTGTAGAGGATTATAAGAATATACAAAAAGAACTAGATAAAGTTAAAAAAGAAAAAGAAACTTTAGAAGTAATAAATAATAAGATTTTAGCTGAACAAGAATTTGCAAAGGCAAAAGTAGAAGCTAAAAAAACAAGAGGTGCTAAAAGAGATTATAGTAAAGAAAGGTCTGATGTAATTAATGATATTAGGCAAAAATTAAAAGAATCAAGAGGTAAATTATATTCAGACCCGACTAGACCAGTTGTAGATTTATTTAGAATTTCACCAGATATTGCAAAGTTAGTAAAGATATATGCTGAAGAAGGTATTGAAAAATTTGAAGAAATAGTAAAAAATATTCATGGTATATTAAAAGATGAAATAGACGGGTTGACAGAAAGGGATGTAATAGATGTAATGGCAGGCAAATATAAAGAAGCTAAAAAAACAATTAATGAGGCAAAAGCTAATTTATTAAACATTAATAGAGAAGCTAATTTAGCATCAAAAATTTTAGATTTAAAGTATGGGGTAAAAGCTGAATTCCCACAAATAACTAAAACTGAAAAAACAGAACAAGTAAAACAAAAAGAAGAAGAACTAAGAAAAACTGAATTAAAGAAATCAATAGAAGAAGCAAAAGGCGGTGCAAAAGCGCAAGAGAAAAAGAAAATTGAAAAAAATAGAGAAATATTAGATTTAGAAAAACAATTAAAAGAAGCTAGAAAAGAAGGTGGTTATTATGATGAATCTAAGTTAAGAGCTATTGTAAAAAGAAACGAAGCAAGAGCTAAAGAAATACAGGATAAGATAAAAAATAAACAATTTGAAGAAAAAGCTAGACCAGAAACATTTATACAAAATCCTGAAGTAAAGAAAAAATATGAAAAACTTTATAATGATTATTTAGATGGGGTTAGTAAAATAGATAATTTAAAACATGATTTTCTTGTAGCAGCTGACAAGGATAGGATGGAAAAAGAAGGTAAGTGGGGACAGGTAAAACAAGTAGGAAAAGAATTTGCCAATACCGTAATGGCATTAAAAGCTGGTATAGATAACTCTGCTGTATTTGTGCAAAGTAATTCAGTTATGATGGACCCTGAAGCATGGGGATTATCGGTAAAAAAGGAAAAAGGTAAATTTTTGCCTACTGTAAGTATAAGTAAAAACAAGCCAGCATTACAATCATTAAAATTTCAATGGATTGCTGCTAAAAGTGAAGCTGCATTTACAAGAAGGCTTATAGAAATACATGAAAATAAGCCCTTGTGGGATATGATTGAAAAATCAGGTTTAGATATTTTAGATCCAAAGGGAATTAAAACATCTATGCGAGAAGAGTCGATGGGTAGAAAAAATCTACTTGAAAGATTTGGTGTGGCAAAATACACAACTGCTCCTTTTGAAAGATTATTTTCGGGTTTTAGTAATGAAGTTAGAGTTTCATTATTTAGTAAGGCAGCTGAAAACTTGATGGAGCAGGGTAAAACAATTGAAAATAGTTTACAAGATTATAAAGATTTAGCTAGTCAAATCAATAATATGACTGGAAGAGGTAAAGTTATGGCAAGAGAGGCTGAGCCATATTTAGGGGCTGTTTTATGGTCACCTAAATTACTTGCTTCTACGTTGAATAAATTGGGATTAAGCGATATAATTTCAAATAAGAAATGGGGACCAAAAGACAAAGAAGGAAGACCGAAAGGTTACTATAGTAGCATGAATCCAGAGGGTAGAGCTAGAGCTATAAAAGCAACAGTTAGGGGTATTTCTACTTCCATTTTAATTATGGCTGCTTTCTCTTTGAATAAGGATATGGATGTTGATTGGGACCCAGAGAGTGTTACTTTTGGTCAGATAAAAAATTCAAAAACTGGATGGTCATTGAATTTATTCGGACCATATAGCTCTGTAGTTAAATTCTTAGTTATGATAGGTTCTTCTACTCTTAGTTCTTTATCTGGAGGTAGATTGGGACCTGCTCAAAAAATTGGAGCTAATGGACAGGCTAAAAAAGTTGATGTAGTACAAGAGTCCTATAAATTTTTCAGGGGTAAAGCTAATCCTCTATTTGGCATAGGGGCTGATATAGCTACAAATAAAGGTTTTTCTGGTAAACCATATAATATTAAAAAAGAATTATCAAGTGACTTACTTGAGCCATTATTTGTCCAAGACTTTAGAAAGGGATATCAAGCATCAGGGGCAGAGGCAATTTTGTATGCAATACCAACATTTTATGGAATGAAAGTACAAAATGACAAACAATTTGACCAAAGGGATTTGCCATCATTATTAGACGCTACCGTAACTTCATCATCAATGGATAGAAATACTATGTTTAATTATAATGATAAGGGTAGACCAATTACAAATAAAGAATTTTACAAATTTGTAGATGAAAGAGATAGTTTAATGAAAGAATTGATAACAAATATTCATAAAAAAGGATTCCCAGTAGTTGATGAAAAAGGGAATATAGTAACAAAAATAGTTGACGGCAAAGGTCCAAATCTTGCGACAAAAGATGAATTAACTAAAGAAATACAAAGATTAAAAACATTTGCTACAGAAGAAATTAAGTTAAAGTTATTTGGCGAGAAAGAAGCTATTGACGAGGATATTTTATATGATTTAAAAGATGCTAGGGCAACACAAGGAATAGGGAAGGAACAGGATTAATTTTTGCCTTAAATAGCCATAAATTTCTTATATTTGGGTAAAATTTTAATACAATGCCCTTAGTACCGAATTTTACCGCATCTCAGACTAGCGGAACTCCTAGTGTAATTACATTAACAGATACTAGTACTGGCTCTGATGTGACGATAGCCTCAAGAAGAGTTTATTTATTGCAGTCTAATGGTACATTTTTGGTGCCTGCTGGGACTACTACAGATTATATAGTTTGGGACTTGGTAGATACAAGTATTAATTTAGATGTATTATCTCAAGATACTGCATTGAGTATCACAGTACAATGGATGAGTGGTATTCAAACTGTGGTTACGTCAAAGACAATTTCTTTTGCATTCACAGCATATAACGAAACATTTTATTATGGTTTAACTGAATCACAAGTTGCTAATGCTAATTTAACAGCAAGCAGTTGGTGGTATCAGAATAAACTAATTCTAAAAGTTGAAATAGATTCCGCAATTCAAGCGATTACTTTTGCATCTGATATTTATTCAGCACAAGCTGCATTAAACAGAGCAACATATATTTCTACTAACTCATCAATATTCTTCTAAATGTTAGATTCAAATACAGTAGTATCTCTAGCAGAAATTTCACAGTATTTGTGGAACGATGCAATCCCCAAGCAAAATCAGTTCTTCAACGGAACTATTGACCCTCGTAAGGCTCAACAACTTTACATTGAAAGAGCTGCATTACAATATGGAATTGAACAAGGATTAACTGGACTTCCGGGTGTATCTAATTATGTTTATGCTCTTTGTGGTGCTCAATTACAAATTGCAAATAAAATATTAGGTACTGGAAATAGTGGTGGTGGCGTTATCCCCGGTGGTGGCGGAAACTTTAACGTATATGAATATTCATCTAATGCAGTTTTAAATTCAGTTACAATATACTTCCCAGAGGCAGTTGGAAAAAGATGCGTAAACGCATTTAGACAAGGTAATGATGTAGGAGAGATATTGACATCTGGATTACCAACAGGCAATCAAGTGGTTTGGAATAAAGAATCGGCATCATTAACAGTGGCATTAACAGTACCATTTTATGCTGGTGAATTTGTTAGAGTATTAGTTCAACAATAAAAAAAATAAAATTGGCAATACAAAATTTAATATCAGGTGAATTTAAAATAAGAAACTTAAATGGGGTTCTTGTTGCTACTGATGGTATTGTAGATTCCGTTGGTAATATTACATCTGGTTCATCTGGTTCAAGTGGTACTTCAGGTACTTCAGGCACATCTGGATTTTCTGGAACAAGTGCCATGATAGTTTATACATACACAGCAACAGCGGGACAAACTATTTTTAATGTACCAAGTGGGTATGTTACTAGTATGCTTGCGGTTTTTGTTAATGGTGTTAAATTATCACAATTTGATTATACAGCAACAAATGGCACAACTGTAATTTTAAATAATCCTGTTGAAGCAGGAGATATAGTAGAAATAGATAATTTTGTTTCTAGTTATATATCTACTTCTGGTAGTAGTGGAACAAGTGGAACTAGTGGAAGTTCTGGTACAAGAGGTACAAGTGGTACATCAGGTTCTTCAGGAACAAGTGGTACATCGGGAACTACTGGTACATCAGGTTCTTCAGGAACAAGTGGCACAAGAGGAACAAGTGGAACTTCTGGTACATCGGGATATAATGGAGATAAATATTTTACCACATCAAATACTACATTTACTTTAGGTAATTCAGGTACTTTAATAGTGGGAGTTGGATTAGCATATAGTCCAGCTCAATCAATAGCAGTAGTTCACGACAATACACACTTTCAAGAGTGTGAGGTTATTTCATATAATTCAACCACAGGAGCATTAGTATTTGCAGAGCCTACTAGAACAGTTGGTTCAGGTACATATTCTTCTTGGATTGTAAATTTAGATGGTGCAAGTGGGGGTGATGGCACTTCTGGAACTTCTGGTTCTAGTGGTTCATCTAGTACATCAGGTACATCAGGGACTTCTGGGACTACAGGTACAAGTGGGACATCAGGGACTACAGGTACAAGTGGAACTACAGGTACAAGTGGTAGTTCTGGCTCAAGTAGTACAAGTGGCACATCAGGAACAACAGGAACAAGCGGTACATCAGGTACTTCTGGAACATCAGGTTCTAGCGGAATAGATGGGACAAGCGGTACAAGTGGCAGCTCTGGTTTGACTGGAAGTAATGGTACTTCAGGTTCAACAGGTACATCAGGTTCTTCTGGTTCTTCTGGTTCAAGTACGGGTGGTACATCAGGTACATCAGGAATTAGTGGGGTAAGTGGTGGTCAAATATTTTGGATGAATTTATCATTAAATACTTCATCTGCAATTGGTAGTCCTACATATAAACAACTTAGTCCAAATCCTACAATTACAGGACAAACAACACAAAATTTAACTTTAGCAGCAGGAGCTACAGGTACATTTAATACTTTTGCCACAGATAGTGGTGTACCCGGATTGACAAATGTACCATCAGGTAATTGGGCATTTACAGTACATATTCTAAATACAGCAACAACAAATGGATGGGATATATATGTAGAAATGTATAAATACACTATTGGTGGAACTTCTACATTGTTACTTACTACTAATAGTGTTTTAATTTTAGATAATGCAGATGTACAACAAGTTTATGTTGATGCATTTTGGATTGGAGGAGCAATAAATTCTACAGATAGATTGTATTGCAAAGTTATTGGTAAAAATAATGGAACAGCTAGTAAAACAGCTACTTTTTATACAGAAGGTAGTTCTTTCTATTCTTATGTACAAACAACATTCAATGCTCCTTCAGGTACTTCAGGAACTTCTGGTACTAGTGGTGCTATAGGTTCTACAGGAACTAGTGGAACTTCAGGTAGTGATGGCACTTCTGGTACTAGTGGTGGTACGGGTACTTCTGGTACTACGGGTACTTCTGGTACTACGGGTACTTCTGGTACTAGTGGTTCTACTACAACAATGGCTATCGGCGGAACAATCACAAGTGCAACCGCAGGTAGTGTTTTATATGCAGGAGCGAGTGGAGTACTTGCTCAAAATAATGCAAACTTTTTTTGGGATAATACTAATACTAGATTAGGTTTAGGAACAATTACTTTAGGTTCTAAATTTCAAGTCAACGGTAACGCAGCCATAGGATATTCAGCGAGTACGGCTGCACCTACAAACGGGTTGGCAGTTGCAGGTAGTGTTCAAATAAATACAGCTGCAACAGGGAATTTTGGTGCAAGTTTACTTATAAGTCAAAATAGTACAAACTATGCATTTGAAATTAAAACTACTTCTGCAAAAACAAGTACAACCTTAAATAAATTTATGGCTTTATCATCTTCTGATGCTACAAGTCCACAATATTTAGAAATAGGTATAGTAGGTGCTGCTTCAAATACAAATAGATATTTTCAATTTCAAACAAGTGAATATTTAATTGCTGATAGTGGTAGTATAGTTTTTCAACCAAGAGCAGGTAGTGTTG